CGGCTTCGGCCGGTCCGAGGCTGCGCGGGCAGCGGCTGCGGCAAAACGCGGTACAGCGGTCATGGCGAAAAATAACTCGCCTAAAATGCCGAGCAGTGGTATACTGAATGCAAAGAAAGTATTCCAGTCTCCGCAGGAGATAAATGCCGCAGCACTCCTGATTGACGCCGGGCTTGACGACTACGGCTTGCCTGCCAGCGTATTTTCCGGCAGAACGCTGCTCAAAGACAAGAGCTGCAGCGCTCTCGGCCGTGCAGAATGGTCCGGAGATGTTTCCGTCCGAGAGGATGCCGGACTTGATACACTGGTGCATGAGCTTCTGCATATGTGCTCAGCCAACCGGCTGCCCAATATGGTATACAGCGCCAATATTCGAATCGAAGAAGCGACCGTGCAGCTGCTGGCTCAGGAGATATGTAGAGATAACGGCATTGAAATATTGGCTCATACATATGAAAAAGGCGTGCGGTATCTTCAGGCGATCAACAAAACGGCAAAAATAGCTCCAACCGATCTGGAGTTCGGGCAAATGCTGCTCAACGTCCCGTTGGACAAGCGGCACGACTGGCTTGTAGAGCGTGTTGACGACTTTATCGCAGCAAACAACATCCCGCGGGATGTTGCGGGCGGACTGAGAAATTTATCGTATTGGTTTTGGGGAAGTGATCCGTTTTGACAGAAGAGATAAAAAAGAAGCTGGACTGGTACGCACGAAAAGCCGCGGATGGAAAAAAAGAGCCCATGTCCGAGACCGAGGAGGCGGCGTTTTCCTCTATATGTGCAGCTTTAATGGGACAGGTCCCGCAAATGCCGCTTGAGGAAGCAAATCAAATCGCGGATGCGTATAACGCAAAGCCCGGCATGACCGATCAGGAATGGCTCGACTTTGAAGAAGAGTACACACGGTTCTTTCAGAAATATCTTTCAGAGGAAGATTTAAAAGAGTACGCAGACTCCATGGTTGGCGACGTGCTGCCAATGATCTGTGACGCCATTCGGATGAAACACAAAAATGCATACAGTGAAAAATAGTTACCCCACTAAATAAGGTATACAGGGACCCGTCCGCGGGTCCCTTTTACAATGCCCAAAAACAGGCTTTAAATGCCGGTTTAAGGGCATTTTTAAATTGCTTTTACCGCTGGCCCGGCGGACAAGAAAAGGGGCGCCGCAACACCGGGACTGGCCGGATAAAAAGGACAGCGGCTGACGAACATCCACCCACCCATCCGAAAGGAGCAAAAAAATGACGTTTGACTGGCTGAAATCCATTCTCGGGGACGCATACACCGAGGACGCCGACAAGGCCGTCGCCGCAGAGATCGGCAAACGCTTTACGGCGAAGGCTGATTTCGAGGCGCGGAACACGGAACTGAAAAACATCAAGGCCCAGCTGGCGGAGGCCAACAAGACCATCGAAGGCCTGCAGGCCGCAGACAAGGATATCGAGGCCGTGCGCAAAGAGGCAGCGGAGTATAAGGCCAAGGCCGAGCAGGCGGAAAAAGACGCTGCCGAGCAGCTGGAGTCGTATAAGTTCAACGCCTGGTTTGACGGCCTGGTGGCACAGAACCACGGCCGTGACGGCGCGGTGATCCGCACGCTGGCGGGCACGGAGCGTATGGACGCTTTGCGCAAGAGCCAGAACCGGGACGAAGACGGCAAGGCCCTGTTTAACGATCTGCTGAAGAACAGCGCCTACGCTTTCGAAGACCAGATGCCGCCTCCGCCTCCCTATGCCGGCGGCACAGGCACCACGTCCTTTGCCGGCGACAACGCCGCCATGCGCGCGGCCATGGGCCTGCCCGCAGAGAAGAAATAACCCTGAGAAAGAGAGGAAAAAACAATGGCAAATCTCATTGAACTCGCAAAATCCTACGTCCCCATGCTGGACGAGGTGTACAAACTGGCGTCCTGTACGTCCGACCTGGACGGCGCGCCGGAGCTCGCGCGCCAGGGCGCTAACGCCAACGAGCTCATCATCCCCATGCTGGAGATGGACGGCTTGGCCGATTACGACCGCAACGGCGGATACGTGGACGGCGACGTCAAGATGGAGAACCGGACCGTGCAGTGCAATTTCGACCGCGGCCGTATGTTCACCGTGGATACTATGGACAATGCTGAGACCGCGGGCCTCGCTTTTGGCCGCCTGGCCGCGGAGTTCATCCGCACCAAGGTCGTGCCGGAGCTGGATGCCTTCCGCTTCGCCTGTTATGCGGGCAAGCCTGGTACCAGTTCCGCGGAGGGCACGCTGGCAAGCGGCGCGGACGTGATCGCGGCCATCAGCGCCGCTGTGACCGAGATGGACGAAAATGAGGTGCCGTCCGACCAGCGCCATCTGCGCATCACCTCCACGCTGCTGCGCGCCATCAAGGATATGGACAGCTATAAGTCGCGGGAAGTCCTGGAGAGCTTTGCGTCCGTCAAGCCCGTGCCCCAGCGCCGATTCTACACCGCCATCGAGCAGCTGAGCGGCAAAGACGGAGAGAAGGCCGGCGGGTTCCGGAAGTACGGCAAGCACTACGTCAAGTGCGCGCAAGGCGATACCGGAGCGCTGGAGGTCATCGCGGACAGCGGCACTGTGTCCGGCGCTCAGATCAAGGCAGCCGACGTCACGCCCGTTGCCGATCCTGCATACAAGCCCGCCGCCGGCGACTATGTCAAGGCTGTGGCCGGCGCGGAGATCAACTTCATGATCCTCCATGCTCCGGCGCTTATCCAGTTCCAGAAGCATGTGGCTCCGAAGATCGTATCCCCGGAGCAGAACCAGACTGGGGACGCCTGGAAATACGGGTACCGCAACTTCGGCATCGCGGACGTCTACGCAAATAAGTTCGCCGGTGTGTTCTGCCATCATAAGGCCGCCGGCGTCTGAGAAAGGAGACCATCATGGGCAAATTGATCGGTAAAACATACGCAACCCCGGCCCCCGCGGCCGTGGTGCCCGCTGCGGCCGTGCAGCCGCCCGCTGTGTTCGCCTGCCCGCACTGCGGCAAGGAGTACAAAACGGAAAAGGGCCTGGCGGATCACATCGCCAAAGAACACGCCGACGCACCGGCACCGGACGGGGAATAACGGAGGGAGGCGGCCGGTATGGCCTATGCGGACTACGCATTTTATTCCGGCACATGGCACGGGACCATGCCGGAGGCTGATTTCGACAAGTGGGCAGATCGGGCAAGCCTTGAGATCGACCGCGTGACGTTCGACCGCGCGGCCGATGCTCCCGACAATATGTCCAAACGCCTGCAGCTGTGCTGCTGTGCGCTGGCGGACCAGCTGGAGGCTTGGGCGGCCCTGGACGCAAAAACCCAGGCTGGAGCTGTTGCCAGCGAGAACGTGGACGGCTACAGCGTGAGCTGGAGAGACGGCGGCACGCCCGCGGCGATGCGGGCGGACCGCCAGTCCGTTCTCTCCGGCATCTGTTCGGACTACCTCACCTATCCTGAGAACCTCATGTATACGGGAGTGTGGCGGCCATGACGACGCCGAATGCGGATATAACTCTGTACCACAAGGAGTACGACGCCGAAAAGCGCGACTACACCTACACGCCCAATCAGTTCCCCGGCGTGTTTTGGTACGGCGGCCAGGGCGTAACGCTATCCTCCGGAGGTTTGAAGGCGTCGGACGGATACATCGTGCGCATCCTCACGGATGCCGAGATCAGCGCCGGTGCGGATGACATCGTTGTGCGCGGGCTTGTGTCCGACGCAGTAACAAAAGCCGGAGACCTTACGCAGAAATACAAGGGCCGGTGCTTTGTGGTGACTGCCGTGCGGGATAACCGCCGCGGCAGCCCCTCCATGCACCACTGGAGGCTGGAGGGAAAATAGCCGTGGCAGATAAACGGAAGATCTCGACGCCGCGCGGCTGCGTTGTTTCATCCAACGGCCAGACCGCGCAGCTTATCTGGAACCCGGACTTTACACCGCGCCGCACAAAGCAGTTCTCAAACTGCCAGAAGTACGTGGATGAGGCCGTATTGAAATACAGCAGCCCCTTCGTACCTATGGAAACAGGCGTGCTGGACAAATCCGGCATCCTCGGCACAGACGTCGGCTCCGGCGAGGTGCAGTACATCACGCCCTATGCGGCGAAGCTGTACCGCCATCCGGAATACAGCTTCAGCACGCGGTATCATCAGCTCGCGCAGGCTGAGTGGTTCGAAGCTATGAAAAAGCAGCACCGCGACGAGATACTCGCGGCGGCAGCAACGTATTTTGACTAAACAGGAGGAGCGTATGGCAAAGCCTGACACCATCATTCGCGGCCTGTGGGAGTTCCTTCAGACCTGCCCGTACATCGAGGCCGGCAGCCCTGTCACTGTGGACTGCATGCCCATGGACAACAACGCATTTACACTCGCCAAGCGCAGCGGCAATCCTATCGTGAAGATGTACACAGACGGCAGTTCCATCCGCCAGTATCCCTTTGCGGTCTGGTACCGCGGCAGCCGGGGCACCATCCAGGAAGGCATCGTCGCGAGCGGAAAATGTGAGCTCATCTCCCGCTGGCTGGAGCGGCAGAGCCGGGACGGCATGCTGCCGGATCTGCCCGAAGGCATGGCAGCGCAGCTCATCCAGGCAAGCGACACCGGGAAACTTTACACCCTTGAGCCGGACGTGTATATCTACGAGGTACCCTGCCGGCTCCAATATATACAGGAGGCATGACAAATGGCAGTTACAGCTGATGTAAAAGGCACCGCGATCCTGCGCAACAAGGTCGCGGATTATCTCAACACTGAACCGGGCGGGGAATCTCCCGCATACCACCTTATGAATGTGTTCGAGACCATCGACGAAAATCCGAACGCGCAGGTGGTTGAAAAACACTATACATCGGACAAAGCAGCCACGAAGCTGACGTCCGGCTATGCGCCGCAGTTCCCCATCACAGGCGACCAGTATCTCGATAACGATGTCAGCGAGTTTATCCGTGATATTGCGGAGGAACAGCAGATCGGCGTAGAGACGGATTTCATCCGTGTCCGCCTGTACCAGCCCATCGCCAGCAAGGAGAACACCTTCTATGCGCGCAAGTTCCGCGTGTCCGTGGAAGTTTCCAGCATCACCGGTGCCGGCGGCGAGATCATCTCCCAGGAGGGGAACCTGAACCAGATCGGTGACGTCGTGATCGGCGAGTTTAACACACAGACAAAGACGTTCACAGAGGCGGCCGCCGCGCCAGCCAGCGCTGAACCGTCCGGGACCTGACAGGAGGATGCAAAATGGCGACAATCAAAGTATTGGACACGGAACTGGAACTGGACCTGCTGGATGCGGATGAACTGGAAAAGGTGGACGCCGCGCTCCAAGCCGTAGAAGGAGACGCGCAGCAGGACCCGGCACTTTCCCAGGCAGATAATATGCGCAAACAGGTGGGGGCGGTGCGCAAAGCGTTTGATACGATTTTCGGCGAAGGAACGGGCCTGCGCGTGATGGGCGAAAAAAACCATCTCGGTGTCGCCCTGACGGCATTCGCTCAGCTCACGGATGCGGTGCATACGCAGCGTGCCGAGTTTGAACGCTCCATTTCCTCCATCAGGGCAAAGTACAGCCCGAACCGAGCGCAGCGTAGGGCGGCAGCGAAGAAATGAACCTCCTTGTAGACCCGGCGCCCACCGTGTACACGCTTGGAGATAAAGAATACCCCCTCAATACGTCGTTCCGGTTCGGCATCCTGTTTGAGCAGATGATGCTGGACAACGCCCTCTCCAACCGGGAAAAGGGACTGGCGGCCCTGGAGCTTTTCTTTCCCGGCATACTCCCGACCGGGGAAAATGAGGCGGGCTCCGCCATCCTCTGGTTTTACAACTGCGGCAAACCCTGGAAGCGCGGCTCGACCGCGCGCATGCGCCGCGCCGGAAAGGTGTTCGACTATGACCAGGACGACGGATATATCTTCGCCGCATTCCTGGAGCAGTACGGCGTGGATCTGGAGCAGGTGCAGGACCTGCACTGGTGGAAATTCAAGGCCATGTTCGACGCACTGCGGCCGGACTGCTTGTTCTCAAAAATCGTCGAGTGGCGCAGCACGGACCTTACGCAGGTGAAAGACCCGAAGGAAAAGAAATTCATCCAGGAAATGAAACAGGTCTACCGTCTGCGGAAATCCGTGGATGAACAGGAAAAACTGGACCTCATCGCTGACGCCCTCATGGGCGGCGGCGATCTCAGCAAACTCTGAGGAGGGCGGTAATGGAAGAAAAAGAGATCCGCTGCCCGAATTGTCAAACGAACAGCCGCCCGGGGCAGCTTCTGCTCCGGGCTCAATTCGTCAAAGGCGAAATCAAATGTCCCCGCTGCGGGGCATTGCTGCGATTGGAATATCCCAAGGACAGAGCCGATGGCCGCATCCAGGTTATAGGGTAGCGAGCAAGCGCCTGCTTTGCATCACGCAAGGCAGGTGTTTTTTGTATGGCGTATGACGGCCACCTGAAATTTGATACAAGTGTAGACGGCAAGGGGTTCCAGCAGGGGATCTCCACGCTGGCCAAAGGCGCCGCCGCGGCACTCACGGCAGTATCCGCCGCCCTGGGAGCCATGGCGGGCTATGCCGTCAAGGTCGGCTCCGACTTTGAGGCGGGGATGTCCGAGGTAGCGGCGATCTCCGGCGCTACAGGTGACGAACTGGATGCCCTGACCGCAAAGGCCAAGGAGATGGGCGCGAGCACCAAATTCAGCGCCACCGAATCAGCTGAAGCACTCAAATACATGGCCATGGCCGGCTGGGATACGCAGTCCATGCTGGACGGCCTGCCCGGCATCATGAATCTTGCGGCGGCCAGCGGTGAAGAACTCGGCGCCGTGTCCGATATTGTGACGGATGCGCTCACGGCTTTCGGTTTGTCTGCGTCCGATGCCGGACACTTTGCCGATGTTCTCGCAAAGGCATCCAGCTCCTCGAACACCAACGTTTCCATGATGGGCGCTACATTCAAGTATGCGGCGCCGCTTGCCGGAGCGCTGGGCTACAGCATTGAGGACTGCGCCCAGGCCATCGGCCTGATGGCGAATGCGGGCATCAAAGGCGAGCAGGCCGGCACTTCTTTCCGCGCCATGCTTACACGCCTTGCAAGCCCAACGGATGACGTTGCTGCGGCGATGTCTCAACTGGGTATCTCTCTCACGGATGCGCAGGGCAATATGCTGCCGCTGTCCGACGTGCTGGGCCAGCTGCGGGAAGGGTTTGCGGGTCTCGATGAGCAGCAGAAGGCCGCTATGGCCAGTACCATCGCGGGGCAGGAGGCTATGTCCGGCCTGCTGGCCATCGTCAACGCTGCACCTGAAGACTACGAGGCCCTTGCCGCCTCCATCGCGGATGCGGATGGCGCTGCACAGAGCATGGCCGACACCATGCAGGACAATCTGCAGGGACAGATCACCATCCTCAAATCCGCCGTTGAGGGACTTGGCATTGAGTTCTACGAGAGCATCCAGGAGCCGCTCAAGGACGTCGTAAAGACCGGCATTGGATACATCGAGGAACTGTCCTCCGCATTTAAAGAAGGCGGTTTGGACGGTCTCGTCGAGAGCCTGGGCAGCGTATTTGCGGACGCCGCTGCACGGATCGTAAAGAGCGCGCCCAAGCTCGTGAGCTCCGCCGTCAGCGCCATCAGATCCTTTGTATCCGGGCTGCGCGGCAACACCGGGCAGATCCTCGATGCAGCCATCGAGATGGGAGCCTCCCTGCTGCAGGGCGTCGCGGAGATCGTGCCGGAGCTGGGCGCTTTTGCGCTGGACCTCATCGGCCAATTTGCACAGCGTCTCATCGACGGCCTGCCGCAGATGACGCAGGCGGGCGTGGACATGCTCAACTCCATGGCAGAGGGCCTGGCCACCGGCCTGCCGGAGTTCCTCGCGAACGCGCTGCCCATGATCGGCCAGCTTGCCGCGGGTATCCGCGAGAGCGCGGGCCAGCTCGTTGACGCCGGGATAAACCTCATCATGAACCTGGCCGACGGCCTCATCGCCGCCATACCCGACCTTCTGGCTAATATCCCGCAGATCATCATAGACCTGTGCGGGGTCATCAACGACAACGCGCCTAAGCTCCTGATGGCGGGCGTGCAGCTCATCGGCAAGCTCGTGATGGGTCTGCTTCAGGCCATCCCGCAGATCCTCGCGGCCATGCCGAAGATCGTCGAGGCCATCTGGTCCGTGATCTCGGCTTTCAACTGGCTTGATCTCGGCACGAACATCATGACGTTCTTCCGCGACGGGCTCAAGTCCATGGTCTCAAAAATCGGCGAGGCCGGACGGAGCGTCTTCGAGACCGTCAAAAATGCCATCGTAAATTTGCCGAACACGCTGAAAAATCTGGGCAGCAATGCGGTCTCCGGCATGGCGAACGCCATCCGCGGCCTGCTCTCTACAGTCGGCAACGCGGCAAAGGCGGTATTTACGAACATCGTGAATGCGGTGCTCAACCTGCCGTCCCGGCTGCTGGAGCTGGCGAAGAGCGCGGTCACGAACGTGGCCAACGCCTTCAAAAATGTCGAGTGGGGCTCTATCGGCTCTAACATTATCACAGGTATCATCTCCGGCATCGGCTCCGCCGTGTCCGGCCTCGTTTCCAGTGCGATCGACGCGGCGATGTCCGCATTCAATGCCGCCAAAAGAGCGCTGGGCATCCGCTCGCCGTCCAGGCTGTTTGCCGATGAGATCGGCAAGTTCATCCCGCCCGGTATCACGGTCGGCATCGAGGCCGCCATGCCGAAGGCGAAGCGTGACGTAGCGGATGACATGGAACAGTTTGCATCCACTGCACAGGACGCCGTGCTGTCCTCCCAGAACAAGACGGCCGCGCGTGCAGCTGCGTCCGGCAAGCTCCGCACCGCGGCGCCGCAGGCGCCGGGCGGCTCCAACGTCACGGTACAGGGTGAAACGCACGTCCATGTGGAAGTCGAGGGCCGCGAGATCGCGCGCGCAGCCGCTCCCTTCATGGGTGAGCAGATGGAATTCGAGGAGGATTAAAAGGGTGTTTTTAAATCATTTAAACGCCGTTGAATACGGCGTGCGGCTCCTGAAGGGCTGGTCCGTCAAGCGCGGCAGCACCGGTGCATCGGCTGTGAAGTCCCGCATGAGCGCTGCTTTCAACGTGATGGGATCGGAGGTGAGCCTGAAGACCATCACCTTGCCCGTGACCATCAAAGGGCGGGATCAGCACGAAGCTGCCGCGCGCCTCTCTGCATGGGAGGCCGCGCTGGCGGGCGGAAAGGTCGAGCTGCAGCTCCCGGATGGGTTTTACTATGACGCATACCTCAAGAGCTGCGGCGAGCCGTCTTATGACCTGCCCTGGCTCATCTCGAACACATACGTGTTGGAGGGCGTGCAGCGCGGCCCGCTGCTTTCTCTCAAAGCGCAGCCGGATGTGCCGTTTACAGTTAAGGGAACGGCCCCGCGTATCGGGTGCCGGATCGCGGCGACTGTACCCGATGGGGCAGCTTCCTTCAGCGTGGCCGGCGTTACATTCACCGGCGTGGCGGCGGGCGACATGCTGTGCATCGACGGCCTGACCATCCGTGTACTTGTCAACGGCGCGCCGGGGCTGCAGAAGTGCGACATCATCGAATGGCCGTATCTGAAGCCGGGCCTTAACACGGTCCCCGGCGACGGCGCCATGACCGTGGACTATTACCCCATCTATTACTAGGAGGGCTTATCATGCTGAAGATCCTGCAGGCGGACGGCGGACAGCTCCCGCTTGATTTTGACAAATACTTTATCCAGGAAGAAACGAACGGCGAGGACCAGATCGGGTTCACGCTGCCGCTTGACCATGCGGACTACAAGCTGCTGGCGGAAGAAGTGCAGCTGCTCGACGCCGAAGACGGGCAGGTCTACCGCATTACGGCCATCGACGAAGGCGCTGCCACTGCGAACATTAAGGGAAAGCTGGAGCTTTCGCCTCTGCGCGCAGATATGCGTATTCCTTACACCAACGGGAGCGATACGCTTGCCGGCACAGTGGAGGGCGTGCTGCCTGCGGGCTGGACCGTGGTGGACCACTCCCTCAGCACCATCCGGCGCACCATCGACCTGGACAGTGCGACGCCGGAGGACGTCATTCTCGGGGCTGCGTCTGCTTTTGGAGGGCTGGCCATCCGTTACAAGATTGCAGACAAGGCAGTGCATTTCTATGCTCCGGGAGATTTTAAAGCCGGCGGCGTCTACCTCACGGAGGAGCTCAACCTCACCAGCACAAACTTCAAAGGTTCATCCTCCGGTCTTTGCACGCGCCTGTACGCCCGAGGCAAGGACGGGCTGACTTTTGCCGGCATCAACGGCGGCAAGGACTATGTGGAGAACTTTTCATACACGGACAAGATCATCTGCGCATACTGGGAGGACGAACGGTACACTGTGGCGGAGAACCTGCTGGAGGCTGCGCAGAAAAAGGTGGACGCATCTGCGGTGCCTGTGCGCAGCTACAGCTGCGGCGTCGTGGATCTTGCAAAGGCATGGCGCTATGAGGAGGGGGCCGGCTCCAACATTTACGCACACCTCAACATCCAGCTGCTTACGGTCGCCACGCTCCTTGATACACGCCGCGGCACACGCATCGACCATCAGGTCGTGCAGTACAAGCGGTATCCTCATTATCCGGACCTCAATGTCGTGACGCTGTCCACGAAAGCGCCCACGATCACGACGACCGTCAAGCAGCTCCAGGACGCCATCGAGAACCCGTCCAGCTCGTTCCGCAAACAGATGCAGAGCCTGATCAACCAGATGGCTGCTGGCATCTCCGGGCATGACGGCGGGACCATGGAGATCACCTTCAACAGCGATGGCAAGCCAAACGGCATCCGGTGGGGCGACGGCGATGATCTTGCCACGTCCCAAAAGGTCCTGTGGCTCAACCTGGAGGGCATCGCCTACGGCCAGAACGGCGTGAACGGCGATTACAGTACCGTGTGGAGCTTTGCGCAAAACGGGTTTGTCGCTGACTGGATCGTCGTGGGCACGCTTACAGCAAATCTCATCAAAACCGGCCTGCTGCAGAGCAAAAACGGGAAATCGTGGATCAACCTGGACACTGGAGCCGCGCAGCTTGCAGGCACATTTCTTTCCGGCACAGATGCTTTTCTTGCAGAGCTTTCGGGAGGTATGCTCCGCTTCTCTCAAAATGGGACTTATGTGGGCGGCCTGTATTCGAATACTTGGGGCGACCAGAAAACGCTGAGTTTCTCCGGATCCGCTGTACACGTCAGGTCAAGGATAGACGATGCAGGGATCGCGCTTAGTGCCGCGGTTCAGGGCGGGGTGACTGGTGAGATCAAAAGCCAGCCGAGCCTTATGGTGTTTGACGGCAAAGGGCACTTCATCTCGCTGCAAGTTACAGACGGAGAGTCGAAAATCATTTTTAACGGATACGAGTGTACACTCAAGGAACGGACTGTTGACGGGCAAACGATCCGATACCTGGGGGCGCTTTAATAGGAGGGCGGCTTTATGGCTTTATCAGTAAACACTACGATCACGAGAATGATGGACGAACCGGATTATCCTGTTATTGTCCACGCGAAGCAGAATGATAAGCGCACGCGCTTCGTTACGCTCCGGTGCTCCGATACGGAAAACGGGTTTTCCATTCCGTCCGGCACTGTGGGGATCGTGCGGGTGCGCAAAAATGACGGCACAGCGTGCTTCTATGACAAGAACGACCTGGGTGATGCCGCGGTCGTCATCGACGGCAACTCCGTCACCATCGAACTGGTGGAGCAGGCTCTCACTGCCGCCGGGATGCAGAAAACCGAAGTAAATCTGTACACACCGGACGGGGCTAAGATAACCACCTTCAGCTTCGCGCTGGAGGTTGAGGCGTCCGTCCTTACAGACGCGCAGATCGTTTCCTCGGACTACTATAACGTGCTGACCTCGGATATATCCTCCGCGCTGGCGGCTGCCGTTGCTGCGGACGCTTCGGCCGAAGAAGCAGCTGCGCAGGCGGCCGAGGCAGCAGCGTCCGAGGTAGCTGCTGCTCAAAGCAAAGCCGCAGCTGTGGCCAGTGCTGCGGCTGCGGACGCCAGTAAGTCCGCAGCCGCAAACAGCGCCGCCGCTGCGGCCACATCCGAGGCGAATGCGGCCTCCAGTAAGTCCGCTGCCGCTTCCAGCGCGTCTGCTGCTGCGACGTCCCAAACCAATGCCGCAGATAGCCAGGCCGCCGCTGCTGCCAGTGCATCCGCTGCCGCTGCATCTGAGACGGCCGCATCTGCCAGCGCTTCCGCCGCTGCGCAGTCCGCACAGGCCGCGCAACAGGCGGCAGACTCCATTGACTCGGATAATCTTTTAGAGAAAAACGGCGATGGTGCGGCGGTAACTGTCCCCTTTACCGCTCCGGTGGCACTCCCTGCATTGCCCTCCTCTCCGGCAACGCTGGAGGCTCTGATGACCATGCTGGCAAGCATGAGGAACAGGCTCGCTGCGTTGGAAGAAAGCATGCCGGGCATCGGTGAGTGGTGGTACTCTCCCAATGTTATTACTTACACCGGAGGGGTCAACAGCAAAGCCTTCGCCCGCGTCAATTTCAATGACGATCTCAGTAAAACCGTATATGCAGTGCTCTATGCTAAAATCGGTGATTCCCTCAGTTCTGGCGCGGCAGACGGCTTTTTCAACTGCAAAAAATTGGCTGAACGCTTCCCGTTAGCTTACGGTGCTAATTTTCTGCGCGGAGCTACAGGCGGCAGCACCACGCATACACAGGCAGAAAACGAGGTGGCAGCGCATGGCCATGAGTGGGTAGGCTGGGCTGGCTCAAGTAGTTCGGGCGGTACGTATGCGGGGCTTGGAGGGTTTAAAGGCGACGGCTGGGATACAGTCAGCGGGAGTTGGCCGACTTATGATGGCGGAACCGGAATCAAGCGTACTTCTGCGGCCAAGCCTATGGACATTATGAACCCGTACATAGGTCAAAACATCATCGTGCGCGCACTATGATATTCTGTGCGAGATACGGAGGCAGTATTGATATTGCCTGCCCATGTGGAGAACCATCCTGCTGATCCAACGATACTCCACCGTAGCCCGCACCGTGGGAATTCCAAACCCCAATAGACCATTGCTCAGCGGTGCGGGATACAAACGTAATTGCGCTTGCTGGCAGATTGCGAGTTTCTATTTTTGCCTGCGCAGCACCGCCCACAACCCCGCACTGAAAATTAGCACCGTAAACATACGGGCCTTACAAAGCCCGCACGATGATGTTCTGCGCAATATACGGCGGCATATTATTGTGTGCTGCCCCACCGCCCACGCTGAAACGAACTTCTCCAGCTGATCTCGCTCCTGTATTATAAGTGCCGCCATCTTTATAACCGCTGCTATTTTCCTGCCCGGCAGAAAAAACACCGGTGCAATAATAGACGGGTGTGCCCACAGAACTCGAATGAAGTGCGATGCTGCCCGTCAGCTTTGGGAGTTGCTCTGCGGTTAATGCATGGGTTTGTGCACCACCCACAGCCCCGCGCTGAAAATTAGCACCGTAA